TTCTATGGTAATGTAACTGTAGCAACTACAGCAGGAACTAGATGGTATTTATTAAAATCAGGTAGTTCTAGTATTACTACAGATTATTCATCTATTGATTGGGATGATTTTTATATTACTACAATTAATGTAAGTGGAGAATCATCACCTTTTGTTTCTAGAGGTCTAAGATTTATTACATTAGATGATTGGACCAGATATTTGAGAGATGCAGAAAATGATGATGATGCTGATACTCAAAATCATGGAGAACCAAAATATGTTATACGTAGTCCAGATCATCGTAAGTTTGGATTAAGTCCTATACCTGATAAAGTATATAACGTACATTTTTATGCATATAATGCACCTACAGCTTTATCAGCACATGGAGATGAAATAGTGTTACCTGACCAGTACGCTAATGTAATAACTGCTAGAGCTAGATATTACGTGTGGCAATTTAAAGAAAGCCCACAACAAGCAGCTTTTGCACTAGATGATTACAAAAAAGGCATGAGACAAATGAAGTCTAATTTAATTAATCCTGCTCCTAAATATGTCGGAGATGATAGGAGATACTTTTAATTATGGCAGCATCACAACCGTTTACAGTTGCATGTGATGGTGGATTAATTAATTCCTCAAATGCAATAGACTTGTTAAGAACTCCGGGAGTAGCACGAGAACTTTTAAACTTTGAAGTATCTACAGAAGGTGGATA